CGCCTTATTCTTATTGTGGGCATTGGTTTAACGCTTGCTTTTGTTGGCTCTATTTTTACTTTGCTGTACGGCCTGTTGTTTGTAACGCAACCTCTTGAGCAAGCACCAAACGACGCCGAAGCATTTAGCGTATTAAACCCTATGCTTATGACCCTTTCCGGCGGCCTAATCGGTTTGCTAGCGTCCAACGGTTTAAAAAACAAAGACAAAGGCGGAAGAGATGAAAGCGAATAATAAAGCATTGTTGGCAAGTTATGGTCGTAGCGTCGTTGGCGCTGTTATTGCCGTTTATATGACCGGCGCAACTAACCCAACTGATTACGTTAAAGCCGCTATTGCTGCACTTATTCCACCGGTTATGCGTTGGGTTAACCCTAATGACACAGCCTTTGGCCGTAGCAAATGACGGCTAAAGCCCAACCCGGTGTACCCGGCGCCCGTGACTACATAGGTAACAGCGACGGCCCGGCAAAAGGTAAACGTGCCGGTACCGAGGAATGGGTAAGACAAGCTACTAAATGGTCTAACGGTGCCTGTTGGAATAATGGAACATACGGGCAACGTGACGTAAAAGGAAAGCCCGGCACAATGTCAGTACACGCAACAGGGCGCGCTATGGACTTGTCATACCGCAAATTAGATACTAAAGGCGTGGCAGAGGGTCGCAAAGTGTCTAAAGCGTTTATAGACGTTGTGGTATCCAATGCAAACAAACTAGGCGTACAAATGATTATTGACTATTGGCCGCAACCTTTTGGCCGTGCGTGGCGTTGTGACCGTCAAGCGTGGAAAGCATACGAAACTAAAACCGTTACAGGCGCACCCGGTGGCGATTGGTGGCACATAGAACTAAGCCCGGCTATGGCAGATAATCCCGAAGCCGTGAAAACCATATTTGAAGCCGTTTTTGGGGTATCCACAACCGCGTAACAATGGTTCGCTAGGGTTTTCGTTACCGACGGAAAGCCATTTACCATGAATGAACCACAGTTTTTTAACTATGAGTGTTTTATAACCTCACTTGCCACCGGGCAAAAAGCCATGGTACAAATTTTTAGAGACCCACAAACAAACGACGTGCTTCACGTCCAACTAGCGTTTAAAAGCCCGGCTACTGGCACATGGGGAAACCCTTACCAAATGGAGGTAGCAAAATGATTGCCCACAAGTTAACCACAGGCGCAATGGCGCTAATTACAGGCGTTTTAGTGCTGTTTAGCCCGGGTAATGCACAGGCACCAACCGAAACCCCACAGGTTGTAATAGCGTCACTACCGCCAACCACAACTACAACCACGGTGCCCGCATTGGTTACTAGCTGCACTCAGGTTGCGTCATTGGCCTTGGCAGAGGGATTACCGCCAAGCGAACTAGAAACCGCGCTACGCGTGGCAGTACGTGAAAGCCGTTGCACAAGCGACGCACACAACGCAAGCGACCCAAATAGCGGTAGTTTTGGCATTTACCAAATAAACGGCTTTTGGTGCCTACCTAACAGCAATTGGCCTACCGGTTGGTTACAAGCTAAAAGCATTGTCACAACGTGCAACGACCTTTACGACCCAACAACAAACACACAAGCCATGGTTGCTATTTGGCATAACTCCGGTTGGCTACCATGGAAAACAGCAAACTAAATGCACGAACAGCCCTACCCCGACAACACAATAAGCGAGGAAACCCGACGTATGTTAGACCCGACAAAAACCGCATTAGCGCGACATGAAACAGTAATTAAAAACCTGTTAGACGAAATATGCAGGCCCGCGCACATACCGTACAAACCTAAACACGCTGATTTAATCGCACGTTTAAAGCATGTAGCAGTAGACCTAGATTTGAGCGGCCAACAGGACGCATGGCAGGCCGTTAGCGAAGCAATAGAGTCTTTAGGCGGCTAACCGTGACCATTGTTTATTTAAGCCCGACGGAAATAGATTACGCATACGCAGTAGCCGCGCTAAGACACGAAAACGCTAAAGGCAACAAACACCAAGACCGGTTTGTAGGCGAATTTAAAAACACTTTGCCCGACAAAATAGGCGCGCTAGGTGAATTTGCGTTAGCCAAGCATTTAAACTTGTATTGGGGTTACGAACCGTACAACTCTAAAGCTAACGACGTAGGCCGTTATGAAGTACGCACAACTCCACGCCCAGACGGTTGCCTATTAACGCGAGATTTTGACAAGCCGGCAATATACGTGCTAGCAACCTTGGACAAAGAAAACAAGGCGGTAATTTTGCGCGGTTGGAATACGTTGTATGAAACTATGCAGGTTGACCGGTGGGCACCATATATGCCGTTGCCATGTTTCAAAACGCCACAAACTCTGTTACACGCAATGAGTACATTACCTGCAGCAATATAACCCGACATGAAAGATAAACCCGACGTGAGACCTTGCCCCAAATGCGGCGTTACGACATACGCCTACAAAGCGAATAAAACGCACGACAGAACTTTATATTTTCACCCCGGAACCTGCAAAAAGGCGGCATACAAACATGGCATTTAACATAGACAACTACGTAGACGTACCAACACGCCTAAAAGACGCATTAAACAAGTACCCGAACCTACGCATACAAGAAACCGCCGCAGAGGTTGTAACTATGCCCGACGGAAGCACGTTTTACCGTTGCACCGTTACCGTTTGGCGTGACGAAACCGACCCAATACCGGCAATAGCAACCGCAGCCGAACCATACCCCGGCAAAACGCCCTACACAAAAAACAGCGAATTTATGGTAGGTATGACGTCAGCGTTAGGGCGCGCACTTGGTTACATGGGGTTTGGCATTAGCAAAAGCATTGCTTCACGTAATGAAATAGAAGCCCGCCAAGACCCTAAAAAACCGGACGCACAAATAGCACCAATACGACGCGAACAGGCCACAAGCCACCCTAAAGGCGCAAGCCAAAAACAGGTTTACTTTATTAAATCACTAGCTAAAGGTGCAGGTTTTGACGAAGCGGCGTTACATGATTACATAGCCGTAACACTTAACAGCGACGCCGTGACGTTAGAGACGTTAAGCCCGGAGCAGGCCACGCAAGTAATTGACGCGCTAAAAGCATTGCCAAGTAGTAAAGCCGACTAATGCTAGAAGCCGCGTTTAAAAACAGTGTTATAGATATTGCTACACGTTACGGTTGGTTTGTACACCATGACCTACCCGCAATGAACAGGCGCGGCCAATGGGCAACACACATACAAGGAAATAGCGGCTTTCCCGATTTGGTGCTATTAAGCCCAAAGGGTGTGCTAGTTTTCGCGGAACTTAAAACCGAAACAGCACGTTTAAGCAAACAACAGGAAGCATGGTTAGACCGGTTGGACTTGTCAGCTTGCATAGTGCAGGTATGGCGACCTAATCAAATGCCAGTAATCATAAAGTTTCTAGCCACCGCCTAACGGTTGGACTAGCCAAGCCCTAAGCCCGTTGCACGGTAGTTGGGAACATACGGCAACGTAGGTAGTGCGCTATGCCCGTAATCATGCTTGACGAAATGACCGGGCCAATGGCGCGGCAGGCTGTAAACATAATCAGCCAATACATAGTTAGTGGGTACGGGTTAGGGCAACCCCGTGGGTGGAGCATTAACCTATTAGGCTTTACAACGTGCTAGGCGCACCCCCAAGCGTTTAGCACACACAACGATTTACATAAACAAAACAAACAGCAAGGTTAAACCCGACATGAAAAACAACCAAGCAAACCCAACAGCAACGCGCGCAAGCGCGGCGCTAGCACAAGCCGCAGGCGCGTGAGTAATGCCAAGCAAACACAAAGGCAGCAGGCCACGCAACCAAGCCGAATACAAACGCAACAAACTTATATTGCTACAAGAAAACCCGTATTGTTTCTATTGTGGTAAACCTGCAACCGAGGCAGACCATGTCATAGAGGTAGACCGGTGGCCACAAGGCCAACCCGGTGTTAACAGCCTTGACAACTTACGCAGCGCCTGCCGTGGGTGCAACGCAGCACGTGGCAACAAGTACCGTGCAGCTAGAGACGCAGGAAACTACGCCATAAAACCCAACACCCATAAGGAAAATAACAGCAACCACACACAGCGTTTTTTTTCAGAGGGTACGGAAGCCCCCGTCTCTACTAATCCTATATCCCAAAAGGATTTGCGGGAACTGGCTCGGACTGGCCGGTATAAACCCCGATTAGAAACAACTACTTACAGTGGGCACGAATCACGCGCGGCAGATGTAGCAGACTTTGCGGAGAGGATATTAGGCACCCCACTCATGGCGTGGCAACGGCATTGCGTTGAGGGTTTAACTAGTTTTGACAATGACGGCAAATGGTTGCACCGTGTTGGCCTTGTGTCTGTTGCTAGACAAAACGGTAAAAGCCATATGACTAGCGCCATTATTGGGCATTGGTTAACTAAGGAAACCGAACTACGCGGCCAACCTCAAACGGTTATTAGCGTTAGTCATAAATTGGATTTGACGGCGGCACAGTTCAACTACCTAGCGCCTATTCTTGAAGCCAAGTTTGGTGCAGAGGTTTCATGGTCTTATGGGCGCCAAAAGGTAACTATGCCTAATGGCAGCGTTTGGCATATTCGCGCCGCTACCCCGGCAGCCGGTCACGGTTACAGTTGCGACCTAATTACCGCAGACGAAGTATGGCAAATATCAGAGGAAGCATTAGACCAAGGTTTATTGCCGTCTCAACGTGCACGTAAAAACCCTCTTTGCCTTATGGTGAGTACAGCCGGTACACAGGAAAGTACGGCCCTTTTAAGGTGGAGAGACCAAGGCTTAAAAGCAATAGACACGGGCGAAAAAACAAATTTGTACTTTGCCGAATTTAGCCCACCGCCAACACTTGACCCTATGACGGTTGAGGCTTGGGAATACGCTAACCCCGCTTTAGCAGGCGGCCTAATTGAATTAGACGTAATCCAAGGCGAAGCACAAGGCCCTAACCGCAGCGCGTTTTTACGGGCGTCTGTAAACCTTTGGCAAGCGGTTTCTAATGGTTGGCTAGCACCCGGCGTATTTGAAGCATTAAGCACCGACGAAAAAGCGCCACCCGGCGGGGTGTTAGCTGTTGAAATGGCGTTAGACGAAAGCACGTATACAGGTGTGCGCGCAGTCCAAGTAAATAATAAAACCCATGTTGTTTTGGCTTTTGTTGCCGAAAGCGTTACAGAACTATGGCAATTAGTGGACATTGAAATAGCAAATAACCCGGGTTTAAAACTGGCAATTGTGCCAACATTAGAAAACCATTGCCCGCCGAAACATGAACGGCGTCGGGTAATTGTTGGGTATAAAGAGTTAACAAAATGGACGGGTGCCGTCCGGGCCATGATTTTAGAAAATAAAATAACCCACAACAACCAACAACTACTTAACAGCCACGTTGAACGAGCAGTGTTGATACGCGAAAAAAACGGTATTTCTATTAGTAGTTTGAGAAGCCCCGGCCCTATAGAGGCTTGCCGGTGCATGATTTGGGCAGCAGCTTTAGCTTCACGCGCCCAATGGACGGGTAAACCTGTAATTGTTACTAATAACCGTTAAAGTTGTTTTGGCATTAGTCGGCTTGCTTTCCGTCGGGGATTGCACGGCGCCGGCTAGTGCCACCAAAAACCTTGAGATTGTGACACAATAAAACTATGGCCATTTTTAATAAGAAACCCGAACATACAAAGGTTGTTAAAGCTGCAGCAGGTAGCAACGCGGGTGCGTCACAAATTGGCAATTTCTTTGCGTATTCTGACGGTGTTTTGAGAAGCCGTTTTATGCAGGTTCCAACTATTTCAAGAAGTCGCGACCTTATGGCAAGTGTTATTGGTTGTTTACCTTTAACTATGTATAAGGAAATTTGGAACGGCGACGAAATGGAAAAGGTACCGGAAGCGCCGCGTAGTTGGTTGCGTCGGATTGACAAAGGCGTTACCAACAACTTTATTTTGTCGTGGACTTTTGACGACTTGCTTTTCTATGGTCGTGCATTTTGGTACATCACAGAGAGAGATAGTTCAGGATATCCCTCAGCGTTTACACGTTTGCCTGCAGCAATTGTTACAACACAAGACCAAGCGCAAGGTACTGGCGTATGGTTCGGCCCATCTAAACAAATTTTGTTTCAGGGTTTACCTATTCGTTGGGAAGATTGCGTACAGTTTTTAAGCCCAATACAAGGCCTTATTTACACCGGTGCAACGTCAGTAGATACCGCGCTAAAACTTGAGCAAGCAAGAAACCGCAACGCGTCATCATTGCAACCGGCAGTAACGCTTAGACAAATTGGCGGTGAGCCAATGAGTCCGCAGGAGTTGCGCGATTTGGCTAGCGCGTATGACGAAGCGCGTTTTGCGTCGGCCACAAGTGCTGTAAACGAATTTGTAGAGGTAATTCCTAATAATGCAACACCGGATAAAATGCTGTTGATTGACGCAGCCGAATATCAAGCTAAAGAAATTGCCCGTATTGCTAACGTTCCCGCGTACCTCGTTTCCGTAAGCATTGGAAACTACAGTTATGTTTCGTCGTCGGAAGCGTCGCGAGACCTTTACACGTTTGGCGTTAAGCCATACATAGATTGCATACAAGCAACGCTTAGCGCGGATAATGTTTTGCCACGTGGCACCGGGGTTATGTTTGATATTGAAAGCTATTTAGAAAACGGATACAGCGATAAAGAAAACGGCGAGGAAATGAGCGACGCTAGAAACTTGGCTGAAATGGTGCAAAAGATTTATTTGGGTGTTGACAAGGTAATAACATCAGAGGAAGCCCGAGTAATTTTGAACGAAGCCGGAGCAGATTTAGAACCGGGCAAAGAAATTAAACCAACAGAGGTAACAAACAATGCTTAGATTAGCCCCACAAGAATTAACTTTAGACGCCGCGCAAGGTGACGCGCTGCCACGTCGTACCCTTGCCGGCGTCGCTATCCAATACGGGGTAGACGCTGTAGTAAGTGACGGACAAACGGTTAGGTTTGAAAAAGGCTCATTGCCGCTAGAGGGTAAAAAACCCAAAATGTATCTTTACCATGACAGCACCCAACCTATTGGCGTTGTTACGTCACGTACCGAAGTTGACGATTTTGTAATGTTTGAGGCCAAAATTAGCGAAACCACGCTAGGTAATGAAAGCCTGCAGCTAGCCATGGACGGCGTTTTAGATAGCCTTAGTATTGGTGCTATTCCGGTTGAGTTTAGTTTTGACGAGGCCGGCACCATGATTGTTACCAAGGCAGAATGGCAGGAATTGTCTTTATTGCCTTATGGCGCGTTTGAGGCTGCCAAGGTAGAACGGGTGGCAGCAAGTATCCACCAAAACGAAAACGAAGTAGAGTTAAATAGTGAACAGGACACAGAAAAGGAAGTAACCGAAATGTCAAACCCAGTAGAAACCCCTGCAGTTGTTGAGGCTTCAACAGTACAAGCGATTTACGCACAGCCGCGTAAATTGCGTTTGCCTAGCACGTCTGAATACATTGCTAGTTATGTGCGCGGCGGTGCAGATTTTGCACAGTTAAACGCAAACATTAACGCGGCACGTATTGAAGCCGCCCCGGGCGTTGCGCCATACATCAACACCGAAAGTACACCGGGTATCTTGCCGGAAATTATTACCGGTAGCGTGTATGACGGACTTAACCCTATTCGCCCTTTTGTATCGGCAATTGGTACACGCGCAATGCCAACAGCAGGCGCAACTTTCCGCCGTCCAAAAATTACGACCCGCCCGGTAGTAACACAGCAGGCCGCACAGTTTGACCCGCTTAACGCTTCAACCGTTGTGGTTAGTAATTCCGATATTTCCAAACTAAGTTTTGGTACATACGTCACCGTCTCCGAACAGGATTTGGACTGGAGTGACCCGTCGTCTATTGACATTATTCTTAACCAATTGGCTATTGCATACGGACAAGCAACCGACAACTACGCGGTAGACACTTGTCATGCAGCAATTACACAAACCGCAAGCGTGGCCGACACCGCAGTAGGTGCTGATTGGGTTGCAGCAATTTACGACGGTGCCCGCCAAATTTCGGAAACGTCTAACTATTTGCCAACGCACATGTTTGTAACGCCTGCAAGTTGGGCAGCCCTTGCGGCGTCAACCGACGACCAAAACCGCCCGGTATTTCCATACACAGGCGCACCTAACCTTATGGGTCAAAATGCTGCAGGCAATTCGTCAGCAACATCATGGAACGGCAACCCTCTTGGGTTGGTGTTGGTTGTTGACAAAAACGCGCCCGGCTCTTTCATGGGTCACGCTGCAGGCCCTGCCGCAGGCTTTGAATTCTACGAACAGCAAAAGGGAGCAATTAGCGTAGAGGTACCTGCAACTATGGGCCGTACGATTGCTTTCCGTGGTTACGCTGCCGGCTTTATGGCAGACGCAACCAAGTTCGTTAAGTTCGTCTGATAACCGAAAGGTAGGCCTTTATGGCCGTCTATTCGGTCACACAAAAATACTTAACCGATAACTACGCGGTTGTAGTACTACTAACTAACGCAGACCCTTTAGAGGTTGGTCAGTCCGTAACTATTGCGGGTGTTGACGCAACCTTTAACGGTACCTATACGGTGCGTGAGTTGCCACAGTATTACTACACCGGCGTAGACGAACAAGGTTTCTTGCATTACGACATTGAAGCCCCAATACAAAACCAAGTGCTATTTGCTAAAACGGCTGCAAACGTAAACATTGTCGCAGCTACAGGCACGTTGACAACTACCCCACAATGCACATGGGTAACAACCGACGCACAAGTAGAGGATTGGTTAGGAATAGGAACGGCCACCGCGTCAGACCAAGCATTTATAACCCAATGCCGTCAAGCTGCCAACGAATTTGCATATAGGCGCAGAGCAGAGGCAGGGTACCGCAACGAAAGCCTAAGCACCGTACCTAACCCGTCGGTACTACTTGGCACTATTGCCTATGCCGGTTTTTTGTATAGGCAACGTGGGTCAGTAACAGACTTTGCCAGTTTTGACGGACTAGCCGCAGGTGGAAGCATGGGCCTTAGCCCAATGATTAAACAACTATTAGGCGTAGATAGGCCGGCGGTTGCGTAGTGCCTGTTGCATACACCGACCTATTTAACAAGGCCTTAGACGACCTTACAACCACGTTACAAACCATTACAGGGCTACAGGTAGTAAACGACCCGCGTAACCTTGTGCCGCCTTGTGCTTTTATTGACGCGCCGTCGTTTGTGGCATGGAACTACAATATAGTTAAATTAACGTTTCCGGTACGCCTTATCACCCTTGGCCCGGGCAACCTTGACGCCCAACGTAGCCTTATGAACATGGCCGCCAAAGTGTTAGCTAAAAACGTAGCTGTAACGGACGGACGCCCAACTATTGCAATAATCGGCGGCGCCGAAATGGCAGCCTATGATTTAACTATTGAAATGCAAGCCCAAACAAGTTAGGTGCCTATGTACATTATTAAAAGTCCACGTATTGGTGTAGTCGGTACAGAATTTGTACCTAAACCCGGTGTACAGGTTGCCGGCCTTATTTGGGGCGGCTTTATAGAGGAAGTTGCAGACAAAGCAACC